GCAAGACATGTCGGTGTCAACACAGACACGACACGAGGTGCCGGCTCGAACGTGTGTTCGAGCTCAGGCGCCTGGCCGGCTTATACCATACCATGCGCCGATGCGCAACCCCCGGGGCGGGGTCGAAAGTCTGTGCGAACGGCGGCCTCACGACAGCCGTCAGAGTTTTTTCTCCCCGATTCGATTTTCGGACAAAAAGTGCAGGTAGCGACCTGTTTTGAGAGGCTTCACGAAATTGGCCAAGACAACCACTGAAAAAGGGCTCGGCACACGGCATCAGGCCGCGGTTGAGTACTTGAAGCAGCTGCATAAAGACGGCTCGCCGTGTGACTGGTGCGGCCGTGAGATGTGGCTGGATGCCACCAAGAATTGGGATTACGACCCGTCGGCCCCGGGCCGACGCGGCAATGGCGTCCTTCAGGGCGACCACAGCGTGATGACGCGTAAAGAGGCGCTGCGCCAGGGAATGCCTGTGCTGCCGCCCGATCGCCTTCTTCACGCGGAATGTAACCGCCAGCGCGGAGCCGGCGGCAATGACCATCTTGCTTCGAATTATCGCGAAGCCCAGTCGGCCGGCACGTTGTTTATGCCGTGGCCCTGGAATGAGACATCTGGGGAGCCAGTATGCGATTCAAAAAGTGGTGGGACAACCTCCTGATCGATATAAGCATCACGATTGATCTTTTCTTGGCCCGGTGGGGCCGATGACGTGGCTAGCCCGCCGGCGCAAGGAAGTGGCGCGAGTCAACGAGTGGTGCCCTGACGAGAAGTACACGACCACACCGATCATCGCGATCGACGGTGAGCGCCAGACCTGCAAGACCGAGATGGTCATCGAGCGCATGGTGCGCCACGCCCGCGAGGGCGTACGCGTCGCGTACGTGGGCCACAACCTGAAGCACGCGATCAACACCATGCACCGCATCGACGCGCGGCAGGAGCCAGACGTTGCCAAGGTTCGCCGCACCCATGGGTGCGAGCGCATCGAGTTCGCTTCTGGCGGCGTCATTCACTTCAAGTCCAAGGATGGCGGCCGGGGCCTCGTTCTCGATGTGCTGGTCTGGGACGACGTGGACAAGCCAATCTCCTCCGACTGGATGTGCACGCTCGTGGCGTCTCCTGGTCCGCTGATCTACAAGATCACCGCGAACGAGGAGTACCGCGCCAAGCGGGCGCTGATTGCGAAGCTACGCGACTGCGTGACGGGCATCAACGACATCGAGCAGGCGCGCGCCAGCGCGGCCTACGCGCTGCTGGAGTACATCAATGACCCTGAGGTGACTCGGCTTTGCGCCGCCCTGGACGGCGCATGAGCTACACGTGCTGCGACTGCCCGTATGTCGGGCGCACGGAGCGCGTCGCCACCCGGCTGGCTCAGCTGGCCGGCTACGTGGTCTTCATCGACTCGCGCGACGGGAACCACTTCGTCCGCACGCGGGACTTCCGCACTGACCGAATCAATTTCGCGATCACTGACGGCGTTGTCCGATGGGCGGAGGTGGGCTGATGGATTTCACCGATGACCTGATGATGCGCGGCCAGGGCGTGTACGACGCGCTCACCAAGGACCGCCCGGTCAATGCCGCCCACAAGGCGATGGCGCTGAATGTCGCGCGCCTGACGGACACGCTGGACCGCCTCGAAATGGATTTCGCCAACGATCCGCGCCTGACTGTGATCAACAGCCAGGGCACGGAAACGATCAACCCGATCTTGGCTGAGGCGCGCCAGTACACCAATTCCCTCGTACAAATCCTGGCCAAGTTGGGCGTTGCCGAACTGCCAGAAGCGATCTCAAGAGAGAAATCAGTCTTTGACCAACTTGCTGAGCGGCGAGCTGATCGACTCCGCTCCGCTAATGGGGGATCAGACACCGCGAATTCTGTGTAGCCCCGACGGCATCTACGGCGCCGGGGAAGAGGCCGCCGAGCTGGCGGAAGCTTGCGGCCTCGTTCTTGACCCGTGGCAGCGTCTGTTTCTGGACGAGGCGCTGAAGGAAAGCGCCAAGCCTAAGACGCTGCCGACGGGCGAAATCTTCTACCCCTGGGCATCGTTCGAGATCGGCTTGATGGTGAGCCGGCAGAACGGCAAGGGATCGGGCCTGGAGGCCCTTGAGTTGGCCGGCCTGGTCCTGTTTGGCGAGCGCCTGATCATTCACTCCGCCCACGAATTCAAGACCGCCCTGAACGCCATGGAGCGCCTGGAAAGCCTGATCTCGAAGTCGGGCTTGAAGTACAAGGCAAAGGCCTCCCACGGCGCCGAGAGCATCGAAATCCTGGATGGCCCCAACCCGGGCGCCAAGGTGATGTTCCAAACCCGCACAAAGGGTTCTGGCCTTGGTTTGACCGCGGACCGCATCATTCTCGACGAGGCGATGATGATCTCGCCCGAGTCGCTCCAGGCCCTGATGCCGACCATGTCGTCCCGGCCGAACCCACAGATCGTCTACACCGGCTCGGCGGTGGATCAGCGCATCCACGCCCACTGCGAGACCTTCGGTGGTCTGCGCTACCGCGCGCTCGAACAACTCAAGACGGGGCAGCGCACGCGCGTCTGCTACCTGGAGTGGTCGGCCCCCGAGGACGCCCAGGACTTCAGCGAGCGCCGCAACTGGCAGATGGCCAATCCGGGTCTCGGCTACCGCCAGACCGAGGAGAAGATCGCCGACGAGTACGAGGCGTTCAAGACCAACCTGCGCGCCTTTGGTGTGCAGCGCTTGGGGATTGGCGACTGGCCGTCGTTCGGCGACAACCGCTCCGAAATCTCGGTCGAGCGCTGGGAGCGGATGAAGAACCTCGACCCGCAGTTCGTCGGCCGACCGGTCGTGACGCTGTACCGGGCACCCGATGGCGGTCCGTGGGCGTTGTCCGCCGGCTGGCGCACCGAGCGCGTCATCGAGAACCCGGACACCAAGGCGAAAACGGTCGACAGCCGCATGCACTTGGAGCTCGGCTACTCGGGCACCGACTCGGCTGAGCTTGTGCTGCAACGCCTCATCGATACGGCGGCGTCCTGGGATGCCGCAGCGATCATCGTGGGCCGCGGCGCGGCCAGCGATGTCCTGCCTGAGCTTGAACGCATCGGCATCGAGCCGATTGTCCCGAACCTGACCGAAGAGGCGCAGGCGTGTGGCGGTCTGCTCAACGACTCGTTCGTGGACGGCACCCCAATCCTGTCCCACGGCGACCAGCCGGCGCTCAACGACGCCATCAAGCACGCCATCAAGCGTGATCTTCCCAGTGGCGGCTTCGTGTGGGACGCCGAAGAGGCCGAAGAGGCCGCCTACGCCCGGCTGATGAGCGTCACCCTTTCGCGCTGGGCGCTCCTCAAATACGGGGGTGTCGGCGGTTCCAACTTCCTGATCGCCGAAATGCCAGATGACGACGAGCTCGATGCGTGGCTTGAGGAAGACCTCGACGCCTGGCTCAACGACAAGGAGCTGCCTGTTGACTGAAAAGCCACGTAATTTCCTACCGTTTATCTCCCTACTTTTCGATTTGGCCGGAATTGCGGCAATTGTGTGGGGTTTTTACCTATTTCTGCCTGCTTTGGGCTTCATTGTGGCCGGTTTGGGCCTGATTTTGCTCGGTTTGGCGGTCGATCCGCCGAAGCGTAAACCGCAGCAGTTGGAGGAGTAATTGAGCCTCATCTCACGAGTTTTCACCGGGATGCGTGAAGAGCGCACCCTGACTACCGGAAATTTCGGTGTGGCCTGGAACTCGCTGGATAACACCGGCGATGTCGAGTTCAGCCGTGGCGGCGCGATGTCGCTGTCCACTTTCTTCGCCTGCGTGAAGCTGCTGGCCGATGTCACGGCCACCCTGCCACTGAAGGCGTACAAGACTGTCGACGAAGTCGCGGTCTTGAGCAAGCCGCAGCCGCAACTGCTGAGCAACTCGCCTTACCCGGGCATCACTTGGCACAACTGGCTGTGGATGGTCATGGAATGCCTTGCCACAACCGGCAATGCGTACCTCTGGGTCACGTCCCGAAACAACATGGGCAAGGCCGCGGCGCTGATGCCCGTGCATCCACGGTTCGTCACGCTGGAACTCCCAGACGCCAACATCTTGGAGTGGATGAACCCGGTCTACCACATCAACGGTAAGGCCGTTCCCGAGGGCGACATCGTCCACATCAAGCGATTCCCGGTGGCGGGCAGCATGTATGGCCTTTCGCCGGTCCAGAAGCTCGCCAACACGATCGATCTGAGCTTGTCGGCCGAGAAGTATGGCCACAGCTGGTTCAAGGACGCCTCGAACCCGTCGGGCATCTTGTCGACGGATCAGGAGATCACTCCGGTCCAAGCCAAGGAGACGATGAAGCGCTGGCTGCAGAGCCACCGCAACCGTCGCATCCCTGCCGTCTTGGGCAACAACCTTAAGTGGCAGTCAGTTTCGATCACCCCGGAAGAGTCGCAGTTCCTCGCGACCCGGGAATTCCAGCGCTCGGAGATCGCCATGATCTTCGGCGTACCGCCGCACATGATCGGCGATACCCAGAAGTCCACGTCGTGGGGCACTGGTATCGACGCACAGAAGGACGGCTTCGTCACCTTCACGATGATGGGCTGGCTCCAGTGCATCGAAGAGGCGATCAGCGCTTTGTTGCCGAACGGCACCGAGGCCCGGTTCGACCTGAAGGAGCTGATGCGCGGTGATCCGCAGGTCCGCTGGAAGACGATCCAGCTAGGCATCCTCACCGGCGCGTTGTCGATCAACGAGGCGCGCGCGATGGACGACCTTCCACCGATTCCCGAGGGCGAACTTCGCCTACAGCCCATGAATTATGTCCCCCTTGGCACGCCAGTGAGCGAGTACGTCCCTGCTGCCGCAACACAACCCGGACCCGAGGAGCCTGACGACGGCTCGGACAGTTCGGACGATTCCCCCGCCGATGAAGGCGATGAAGAAGGGAAAGATAATTGACCATTCGCCGTAATCGGCCCATGGAGATCACTGACGCTCCTGAGCACCGCGCCATCCCGATCGAGCGCATCGAATTCCGAGCTGACAGCGATGACGACAACACCCTGCACCTCGAAGGCTACGCCAGCACTTTCGAGCCGTACGAAATGTACGGCGGACCAGCCAATTACGGCTGGATCGAGCAGCTGGACAAGCGTGCGTTCGACAAGACGCTGCGCGAGAAGCCTGACCTTCACCTGCTGATCAACCACGCCGGCATGCCGTTGGCACGCACCAAGTCTGGGACGCTGCAGCTGTCGACTGACGACCACGGACTAAAGGTCCGCGCCCAGCTCGACAAGCGCGACCCAGAGGTCCAGGCGCTGGCGGTCAAGATGGAGCGCGGTGACATGGACGAGATGTCGTTCGCGTTCCGCGTGAAGGGCCAGAAGTGGGAGTCGACTCCCGAGTTCGAGGACGATCCGCAGGCCCTGCGCACAATCACCGAGGTGTCGCTACACAAGGGCGATGTCTCCGTCGTGAACTGGGGCGCCAACCCGACCACTCACGCCGAGGTGCTTTCGGCTCCGGATCTGTTGCGCGCCTTCGTCGAGTGTGAAGACTTCGCGGAGATCCGCAGCGATGACGAACTTGTCAAGCGTGCCCTGGAGAAGCTGGGCACCGGCATCGCTGGCGCGGCCCCGGTGATCAACATCGTCACACAGAACGACGTGCGCCAGGAGGAAGGCATCGCTGGTGCGACCGGCACGGTCATCGACGGTGTCGTCTCTGAGACGGTCGAGCGCAACGGAGTTGACGTTCTCTTCCTCCTTGAGGGCGAGGACACCGGCCACGGCTTCTTCATCCCTGAGGAGGACCGCAACGAGGCTGGCACCTACGTCTACACGTGGGACCTGACGAACCTTCGCTCTTCACACGCAATCTTGGGCGACGCGCTCGCGCGCGCCGAGGAGCGCGCCAAGACGAAGATCAGCCCCGAGCTTGAACTCGTGCTTCAGCGCGACTTCGGAATCTCGGCCGACGATGAGCGTGCACCGCAGGTGCTCGAATTCCTTTCCAAGCTCGCACATCTGGACGAGAAGCGAGACGAAGAGGAAGTCGACGAGGCCGACGAGTCCACCACCGATAACGTCCGCGAGGACGCCGAACCAGGCATGAGCCTGGAACTCGCTCTCGCTCTCGCTGACGACTAACTAGACCCAACCACATCAGCCTCTCCGGCACGGAGGGGCTATTTGTCGTGCCTCCCATACGAGGCGAGCTGCCTTGGCACTAGGCGGATGCCGGAATGACCGGCTCATTTCAGTGCCCATTCGGGCTTTCAAAACACCTTAAGGACAACATTTTATGTCTGAACTAGCAACCCTGATCGAGCTGCGCGCGAGCGCGGCCAAGGCCGTCGCCGACCTGAAGGAACAGCGCAAGGCCATCACCGACAAGATCACCGCCGAGAAGCGCGGTGAGCTGACTCCGGACGAGGCCAAGTCCTTCCGCGAGCTGGGCGACAAGATCGCCGACGAGCAGAAGCGCTTCGAGGAGCTGGACGGCGACGTGCAGCGCCTGGAGGCCGAGGAGGAGCGTTCGGGTCGCCAGGACTCTCGCATGCGCGAGATCGGCAAGACCACCACTTCGACCGAGGTCATCGAGCCTCTGACCTACCAGCGCGAGGACGTCCGTCACTCGTACTTCCGCGACCTCGCCAAGATGTCGCTGGGTCAGGCCGACGAGGGCGCTCGTGAGCGTCTGCAGCGCCACGCGGTCGACGTCGTGACCAACAAGGACATCCGCAAGGTGGCCAAGGTCGGCGACGAGTACCGAAACCTGGACCGCAACGACGGCACCGGTGGTTACGCCGTTCCGCCGCTGTGGCTGATGAACCAGTTCATCGAGCTGGCACGTCCGGGACGCGCATACGCGAACCTTGTTCCTACGCAGCCGCTTCCGGGTGGAACCGACTCGATCAACATCCCGAAGATCCAGACCGGTACCGCGACTGGAATCCAGACCGCGGATAACACCAACATCGCCGAGCAGGACCTGACTGACACCTACGTGTCGGCTGGTGTCAAGACCATCGCTGGTCAGCAGGGCATGTCTATCCAGCTTCTGGACCAGTCTCCGATCGCCTTCGACGAGCTGGTGTTCCGGGACATCGCTGCGGCTTACGCCGTCTCGCTTGACCAGCAGGTCATCAGCGGTTCGGGCAGCGCCGGCCAGATCCTGGGTGTTCGCAACACCGCTGGCATCACCACCATCAACGCGACGACCACTGGCACCCTGACCGGGCCTACTGGCGACGTGGCGTTGCTGTTCGCTGCCATCGCTGACGCGATCCAGCGTGTCCAGACCAGCCGCTTCATGGCGCCTGACGTGATCGTCATGCACCCTCGCCGCTGGGCGTTCTTCCTTGCCGCGACTGACACCACTGGCCGTCCGCTGGTCGTGCCGAACTCGGCAATGAACCCGCTGGCATCCACCGGTGGCGTTGTCTCGCAGCAGGTTGTGGGCACCATGCACGGCCTGCCTGTGGTCACCGACCCAAGCCTGCCGACCAACCTGGGCGCCGGAACCAACCAGGACGTTATCCACGTCCTGCGTTCGGCAGACCTGGTTCTGTTCGAGTCGAGCACTCGTGCTCGCGTGCTGCAGGAGACTCGTGCCACGAGCCTGACTGTCCTGCTGCAGCTGTACGGCTTCCTGGCCTTCACCGCTGCTCGCTACCCGCAGAGCATCGTGGAGATCGGCGGAACCGCACTCGCGACTCCGACGTTCCTGGGCGCCTGAGCCTAACTAGGTGAAGTGGTCGGGGTGAGCATATAACGGCTCATCCCGACCCTTCGCCGGGTCAAAAACCCGGCCGGATCGACGTACATCGCACCTGTCGTGCAACACATTTGAATAGGGGAACCATGCCGAAGGTCGTGCTTTTCGCCTTCTGGGGTCGCAAGCGATGCGTAGAGCTTCAGCTGCCGCTGATCCGGCGCGTCTTGCGCGACAACCCGAACGTCACGTTCGAAGGCTGGAATCTGGCGCGCAACCCCGCCGATGCGGCGTACCTCCAGTCGCTGGAGGACGAATTCTGCATCCGCAGTGACTTTTACAACCACCCCGACGGGTGGAACGCGGTGTGGCGGCACTACGCCAAGCCCGAATACCGCGACACACTCTTCGTGAAGATCGATGACGACATGGCCTTCTTTGAGGCTGACCGCTTCGGCGAGTTCATCGCCCTGGCCGCCAGCCATCCGGCACGCATCACCACCGCGCAGGTCGTCAACAACGGCGCCTGCACCCGGCACGATCCGGAGCTGCAGCAGCGGTTCAGCACGTTGGGCGTCCCACTGCTGGACGTCCACATGTCGAACGAGTACGCGCGCCGGTGCCACGAGCACTTCCTGGAGCGCTGGGAGCCTCTGGTTGGCCAGCCGCTAGAAGCGGTTCCGTGCACCGACTGGCTCTCGATCAACTTCATCGCATTCGACTGGGATGTAGCGAAATTCATCGGCGATCGTGTCGGCGGGCAGTCGCCGCTGCACATCCGTGGCCGGGACTGGCCGCCATACCAGATCCTCGGCGACGAAGGCGCCGCCAACCTGTGCGATGTCATTGTCGCCAAGGGCTACATGGCAGCACACATCAGCTTCGGCCCACAGTCCATCACCGACGCCCAGTGGGACGAGTGGCTGACCTTGTACGAATCGGTCGGCACACGCTACCTGGAGGGCCTGTGACAACCGCCGTCGTGATCCCTTTCCGGTCCCGCGGCACCGACTGGCGTCGGGAAGCGAACCTGCAACGCGCTTTGGAGCATTGGGCCGGCGCAGGAATCTACGCTCACGTCTTCGATGACGGCCGCACCGGCGACCAGCAGTTCAACCGAAGCGCCTGCTACAACAAGGCTTTCCGCGAACTCAACGCCGACGTCTTCGTCTTCAGCGAGGCCGACCTGCTCCCACCCATCCGGCAGGTCGATGACGGTATCGAGATGGCCCGGGAGATCCCCGGTCTGGTCGTGCCGTTCAGCCGCTTCATGGCGATCACCGACCGCGACTCGCAGCGCGTGCGCGAGCACCTGATCTCACCGGTCGAAGCGTCCGCGCAGCAGGTGCGCGGCAACCGCGAATCGATCGGCGCGGTGAACATCGTCTCCCGCGAGACCGTCGAAGCCATCGGTCAGTACGACGAGAACTTCTCTGGGGCCTGGTTCGATGACGACGCGATGGAGATCGCGTTCCGAATCTGCTGTGGCCCAACCCGTTTCGTTGAAGGAAACGGTTACCATCTTTTCCATCTACCTGGCACAGGGGAACATGTGACAGACGCTGATCGCGCGGCCACGGCCGCGAATCAGGCTCGACACCAACTTTACCTTCGCGCGCAGACGCCGGCGGACATCCGCGAATTGACGGTGGGCGCATGAAGGCTGGAGACAACGTCATCATCGATTTCGAGGGCGAAGAGCACCTCGGCTGCATCGAACGTATCGAGAAGGGCTGGGTCCGCGCCGCAATGCAGACCGACCCCGAGTTCGACTACGGCAGCGGAACCGAACGCCTTTCACCACACCAGACGGTGTGCGTACCAGAAGCCCGAGTGCGGGTGATCTGATGCGGGTCATTGGACTGCTCAACTGGTACGAAGAGGACCCTGAGTGGCTCGCTGAGTGCGTCGCGTCGGCCAGTCGGCTATGTGACCACCTAATCGCCGTGGACGGCCCGTACGCCCATTTCCCGGGCGCTCTGCGCAAGCCTGCCAGCGGCACCGAGCAGGCCACCACGATTGCCCGCACCGCCGCAGGGCTGGGCATGGGCTGCACCATCCACGTCCCGCAGCAGCCTTGGTGGGGCGATGAGTGGGGTGGTGAGGTCGCCAAGCGTGACTTCATGTTCAAGCTCGGCATGACATTCGCCGAACCGGGGGACTGGTTCCTGCGCATCGACGCAGACGAGGTGCTCACCGACGTTCCGGCCGGAACGAAGGAGGCGCTCGCCGCGTCGGAGCACGATGTCGCCGAGGTGAGCATCTGGGAGCGCGAGGTGTCCGGGAACATCAACCCGGGCGTCGACTCGATGGGCGACTACCGCTCACCGTTCCGTTGCCTGTTCCGCGCGATCCCCGGGATCCGCATCGAGCAGGCTCATTTCATCGTCACCGCGCCGGTCGATGGCGAACGCCAGTTCCTGACCGGCCCGAAAGGCGCTCCGGCAGAACCGTTGTGGGATGTCCAGCTGGAGCACCGCACCCGGCTGCGGACGGTCAACCGTCAGCGCCTGAAGAACGAATACAACTTGCTAATCAACCACTTTGAGAAGGTCGAAGATGTCCCTCGGTAAGCCCGTACGCAACAGCGAATACGTCCGCGACGTAGAAGCCGACGTCCTAAACGCCACCATCGCTGAATACGAGAAGTTCAACGCCGCCGGTCTACCCGAGCGCGCCAAAGCCGTTGCCGCAGAGCTCAAGAAGCTCGGCTACGACGTAGCACCGAAGAAGGCCACCGCCAAGGAGAAGGCCGTCGCAGCCGACACCACCGAAAAGGCCGTCGAGTCTGAGTGACGCCCTCGGCGGACTAGATAGGAAGGGGTCGCCGTGACTTCCCCATCAAGCGAAGAGCTAACACCCGCCGATGTCGAGTCCTACACGGACGGCCGTCTGGCCGCCGACAATCCGAAGACGCAACTCCTGCTGGACATCGCGCTCGACAAGGCACGCAAGTTCTGTGGCTGGCATGTCAGCCCGGTGATCACCTCGACCGTCACCCTCCACGGCAGTGGCGAATCGTGGATTACGTTGCCGACGCTGCAGATTGACGAGATCGTGTCCGTGGTAGCCGTCGAATGGGTCAACGGTGTCGAGACCAACGTCACCAAGGATCTCAGTGGCTTCGAAATCCTGTCGGAAGAGCCTTCGGTGATCTACCGCAAGCGCGACTCGGCGGGGTGCCACGTGCCGCACTGGCACGAGCACACCACGTACATCATCACGTTCAGCCACGGGTTCGCCGCTGCTGACGCTGGCGCGTTCCGTGGTGCGGTCCTGGAGTACATCGACGCCGCGTCGATGTCGATCGGCACCGGTGGCGTCGGTCCGCTGTCACAGTTCCAGGTCGATGACGTCATCATGAAATGGGCGAGTGCGGGCAACCGCTCCGAAGGCGATATCGCCAACAACCCACTCGTCGCATCTGCGCTGTATCAGTACCGATTGCTGGCGTTCGCATGAGGTTCGGCGGCCAGACGGTGACTTTCGTCTCGGTCACCGAAGACGTAACCCAGCTCGACCGCTACAAGAAGCCGCGGCGCGTGCTTACTAACACTGATGTTCCCGGATGTCTTTTCCGCGCAATGGATCCGACGTTCCGTGACGAGAAGGTCGACAAGCTCGGCAACCTCGTGATCAGCCAGTGGAAGTGCACGGCACCTCCGGTGCCGGCGGTTCTGAACTGCAAGCCCAATGACCAGGTCATCGTCAACGGCGTGACCTACGAGATTCAGGTCGGCGCACGCGTCTACTACACGCTGCAGGGAACCCCGTTCAAGTGCACGGTCATCTGCCAGACAAGGAGCGGCTAATGGCTGAAGTCGTTGTCGATGACCTGCAGGTCCAAGACGCCCTGATCAACGGTCTTGCCGACAACAAGGCACTCAAGATCGCGACGATGCAGTTCATCGATGACACCGCCACCTTGTGGGAGAAGGTCTGGGAGTCATCGGTTTCCGGTGTCGAAGGCGCACGGCGTAACCCGCTCGCGACCGGGGGAGATCCTCACCCGTACGAGACGGGCGATTATGTCGCGCACATCAAGAAGATCCACATCGAGCGCATCGACGAGCGGATGATCCGCCAAGCCTTGGTGGACGGCGCGCTCCTCGGATCGGTCTACAACGACTCTGACGTAGCGCATTTCGTGGAGGACGGCACCGACAAGGACAAGCCTGGCTCGAAGTCGCCATGGGGTCCAAACACCCCGACACCCGCATTCAAGGTGGCCGAACGCACGGCCGAACTGATGCAGGAAGGGTTCAGTGGATGACAGTCGAGCTCTACCCCTACGACATCCCCGATGGCGTGGAGATGCTCCTCAACTGGCTTGAGGACATGGTCGAACCCGGGGCGATCGGCCCCGAAAAGCCGAACGGCGCACTGCTGCCGTTCATCCGGGTGGAGTATGCCGGCGGTCCCGATGACGGTCTCACCAACAAGGGCAAGTACGCGATCTACGTCTACGGCAGCGATCAGGCGGAGACGGCGGCCCTCGCCGCCCGGGTGAAGCGGCGCATCCTGCTGCTCAAGCCACCTTTCGGCGGGCAGCGTTCGGTCGAAATCTCCAGCGGGACCGCGTGGGCGGACCTGATCAAGTGCGAGACGCTCAAGCAGCTTCTGTACGTCGAAGACACAATCCCCGAGTCAGAGTATCTGTATCAGGGCTTGTGCGAGATGTGGCTACGCATCGCCGCCGCGAGCTGAGCGTTGAAGTTCGGCTCCTGACCCTTCGGGTACGGACGCCGACCGAGGTAGCGCCGGTCACCACAGACGGTGCACACCTCGTCGCGGTTGATGCCGCCAATGGTCTGGTACTCCTCGACCCGCCAGCGGCCCGCTGACTTGTGCTCCTTCTTCGAGCATCGCTTCCCGGGGACGGGGATTCGCGGACCGATCGGGATGCTGGCGAATTTCACCTGCTGATGCCCATCGACCGTCTCCATGGTCATGTCTGCGACCGGCGGCATCAACCCCATACACACAGCCTATCACTCACCACGTTCACACGAGAGAGAGCAATATGCCTCACTACCGCACCTTGGAAGCCGTCACTTTCGTTGATGACGGCAAGGTCATCCACTACGGCGCAGGCAAGCGCGTCACCTTGACTGAGAGCCAGGCAAAGCTGCTCGGCGACAAGGTCGTTGACCTCACGCCCGTCGGCGCACGCATGTTCCCCGAGGGTGCACCGGTAATCGATTCGGTTCGCCCAAACCCGGCCAATGACGGAGCCAATGAGGCCAAGGTCGAGCCGGTCAAGGCTGTCGCCAAGAAGTAACTCAATAGCCAATCCATCCCAAACCCCGAGCCATGAGGTCCGGGGTTTTTTCATGCCGCCACAGCGGCATTCCTGAAAGGAATCACTTATGGCTTTGCCAGCAACTGGCGGCACTTATGCGCAGCTTCTGCAGCCGGGCATCAATGAACTGAACATCCGCAAGTGGACCGTCACGGACATCCTGATCCGCGACTACCGCAACGTGGATGGCACCGTTCACAACCTGGCCGACCCTGCGGTCGGTATCAGTGACGACGGCTACTTCACCCCCTACGCGCAGGACGGCACTCTCCGCAGCGACCTGCTCGGTCCCGATGGCCTCGGCTTCTACCACCTCGGCGCCCTGAGCCAGGACGGCATCAACCAGAAGGCTGATGTCCAGGTTGACGAGACCTACATCGCCCAGTCGATCTACGTCGCGCGTAATGACGTCAAGTCGCAGACCGACACGATCCACATCAAGGCGTTCGAGTCGAATCCGCTTACTGACGCACTGCGTTTCGGTAAGCCGCTGTCGAACCTCGCCGACCTTGGTAAGGCCGGCTACGTCATCGCCAAGGACCCGACCGCACCGCTGATCGAGCGTCAGGTCATCGCCCTGGGCTTCGACAAGGAGAACTTCGTCGCGTACGTCTACCCACGTATGTCGCTGAAGCAGTACGGCGACGCCAACATGAACAAGACCGATGTCGATGACACCGACATCACCCTTGACTCGCTGGTCTGCCCGTACGTGATGTCTCCGGTCTTGCTGGCCCGCGAGGGTCGCGAGTGGCGTGGTCTGCAGGGTGCCCCGGCGTTCGCCGCAGCTCCTGTCGCGACTGCGGTCAGCGGCCAGAAGGCCACTGTCGCGTTCGCTATGCCGACCTCGGCTTCGTCGTCATTCCAGTACACCGTGAGTGTCTCGAATGACGGCAGCACGTGGACTCCGGCCGACGGCGCTTCCGGTCACCCGGCGATCGTGTCGGTCGTAGGCACCACCAACCCGGTCATCACTTTGTCGGGCATCACCTCGTCTCTGACTTGGTACTTCCGGGTCGTGGCAACCGGTTCGAACGCCGTCGCGACCACTTCGGCTACCTCGAACTCGGTCATCGGCCTGTCCTGACCCGGCTGAACTATCAACTCTCGGTTGATAGTTCCCAATTCTCCCACCAACGCGCGGCTCGGGCTGTGTCGCGCGTTGGTGGGCTCTCCACAGCTCATTACAGCCTTCAAATTCTTTAGGGGAATTCTTTATGGATACCAAGCGTAATGGCCGCACTGTTGTCTCTACTCGCGAGGCGAAGGAACAGGCCGCTGACTACTTCGGTTTCACTGCCGGCGTTTCCATTCAGTTGGACAACGGCAAGGTCTTCGAAATCACCAACCCGGCGATGCTGGACGACGATCAGCAGGAGCGCTACGACGAACTGCAGTTCGTGCTGGAGCAGTGCGACCGCGAAGACGACGTTGAGGTGCCTGAGCGCACGCTGTCCGACGGCACTACGCTGCCCGCGACGGTCGTGAAGGGTGATCTCAAGAAGCCGCTCCGCATCAACAACGAGCTGCTCAAGCCGACCTACAACGTGCGCCTGGCGACGGTGC